TACCAGAAACAGAGTTTGAAGTACATCAAGACTGTATGCTGTGGGCAAGTAAACGAACTTACAAATGGTTAATGGGTCAGAAAGATAATGCTGACACAACTGGAGGTAGAGCAATCTTTGAAATGGTATATCTTAACAAAGCATTTGTTGAAGGTATTACAATGTTTAATTCAGAAGATATAGACCAGTGTAGAGATATTAACAGAGTTATTGGGCAGGTACCTGCAGGTACACATTTAGTTGCAGGACTTGACCCAGCATCTACAGGATTTCAGGCTTGTTTCTTATGGGCTGCAAATCCAGAAACAGGAATGATGTATCTTGTAGATATAGAGAATGAACAAGGTGGAGGTGTTATACAAGCTCGTAAGTCTATAAAAAAATGGCACGAGAAGTATGGACTTGCACACTGGGTTATAGAAGAGAATGGTTTTCAAAAAGCAATTAGACAAGATACAGAATTAAAAGATTACTGTGGCAGGATGGGTATACATCTAGAAGGACATCAGACACAGAAAAACAAATATGACCCAATTTATGGTGTTGGAAGTATGCAACAATTGTTTGAACAAAATCTAATAAATCTCCCTTATGGTGATACAGAAAGCGAAACAAAGAGTAATATATATCGTAGGCAACTAATTTATTTTTCAAGTGCTGCTAGTAAAGCTAGTAAAGCAAGAAGTTATAAATCAGATGTCGTAATGGCTAGTTGGTTTCCAATGAAAGTTATAAGAAGACTTGGAAAAGAACGATTAGCTGAAGTAGGATTAGATTATGAACCTAGTTTTGGAGAATGGGATATTACAGATATGAACGAAAGCCCTTGGGGATAGAATGACACCAGAGCAATTACAACACGCGATAACTAATTTGCATTTTGACAATCAAGCTGCTTACAGCACTAGAGGTCGTATTCGTGCAATTATGAATGGTGGACCTGATGGTATTCAGGCTCTACTAGGTGATAACCTAAAAGGTTTCCAAGACTGGCAAGTACCAGTACCAAACCTTATGATGTCAGGACTAGAACACTTGGCACAAAAAATTGGTCGTATTCCTAACTTAAAAGTAGATGTACCTAATGGTAAAGACTCCGATAGAGCAAGACAGAAAGCTGAAAAGGTTGGAAGGATTGTTAATGCGTATGATGAGGTACAAAAACTAGATTTACAAATGCCACAAGTTGGTAGATGGCTACCAGGTTATGGTTTCTCTGTATGGGTAATTAGAGAAAAGAAAGATGCCAATGGTACACCATATCCTTGTGCAGAACTTCGTGACCCATACAACTGTTTCCCAGGTTACTTTGGTGCAGACCAACAACCTAAAGATATGGCTATTGTTCGTAGAGTTCCTAAAGATGCGTTAGCAAGAACATATCCTAAGTTTGCAGACAAGATTATGTCTAACGATACATACAACACAGAATTTATGGGTGTAGGTAATGCGTATGCTTCTGCTTACACTGACCAGTACAATGGCTCTTGGGCTAACAGTAATGGTGATGGCGACTTAATAGCAGAGTATTACAACCTAGAAGGAACTTATATTTTCCATATGACCTCTGCAACTATTCTTGACTTCATACCTAACCCACTTGATAGTGGACCAGCATTTGTTATTGGTAAGAAATTTGCCTTTGACAGATTGCAAGGACAGTATGACCAAATCATAGGACTTATGGCTTCTATGGCAAAGATTAATGTGATGTCAATAATAGCAATGGAAGATGCAGTGTTTACAGAAACAAACATTTCTGGAGAGATAGAGTCAGGACAATATCGTAAAGGTAGATTCGCTGTTAACTATTTAGCTCCAGGTACACAAGTAAGCAAACCAGCATCTAATGTTCCTTATCAGATTTTCCAACAGATAGATAGAATAGAACGACAACTTCGTGTTGGTGGTTCTTATCCTACAACTGATGATTCACAGTCTCCATTAAGTTTTGCAACTGGTAGAGGACTTGAAGAGTTAGGTGCATCTATGTCACTTATGATTAGAGAGTATCACACAGTAATGTCTGATGCTATAGAGATGATTGACACAAAGAGATTAGAGTGGGATGCAAAGATGTATGGTGGTAAGTCTAAATCACTATCTGGTTATATGGACAATACTTTTTATTCAGAAACTTATGACCCAGGTAAAGATATAACTTCTTATAAAACACGAAGAGTGTATGGAGCTATGGCTGGTTATGATGAACCACAGAAGATAGTGACAGGATTACAGTTACTACAAGCTGGTATTATTGACAGACAAACACTACAAGAGAACCTTGATGGTTTAGATAACCTTGTTAGAGTTAACGATAGAATTACAAAAGAAAAAGCAGACAGTGTATTGTTTGATACATTGTTAGCACAAGCCCAACAGGGCGACCCTAAAGCAACTATGGCTGTTGTGCAGATAAGAAAAAATCCAGATGATATGCAAAATATCTTAGATAAGTTTTTTACAGCAGAAGAGCCAGAGATACCACAACCAGAACAAGAATTACTTGGACAAGGTTTACCAGAAGGAGGTGCCTTGCCACCACAAGGTCCTCCACCTGGTATAGCACAAGTACTACAAGGTTTAGGTGGGTAATGTCTATAAATAAAAAATTTGAAGAAATAGTAGATTTCTGCTTAGTTGATGTAGATGAATTAGGTGATGACATAATCTTAGAAGAAGATGTATTTAAACCTAAAGGTAAAATGTATATAGACCAACTACCACCAATGGTTTTTCCATTTGGTTATATGGTCATTAGTTCTGCATTCCAATTTTTTGAAGAGGAGGAAGAGTAATGGTTAGAATGAAAAAAATTAGAAACAATTATCTTACTGATAATTTAGGAAGAAATCCTGGAGGTATGGTTTCTGGTCTTACTGCAGGTACTACTTATGGTGAAGGTGTTGACATAAAAAAACAAGTAGAAGCAACTGGTGGTTTGCCAGATGCGTCAATAGCTAAAACAAAAATACCTGTACCTACAAGAGGTCAATCTGATATAGAGGCATTTGGACCAACTAAATTTAAAGATGAAACAGTCACTGCTGGTATGTCAATAGGTCCTGGTCCTGGTCCAACACCAGCTACTAAATTTAACTTTAACGATTTTGCTTACGAGTCTTGGCTAGAATCGGGAGATGATTCATTACTTGCATATATAATTTGATATGGGAATTGGCTTATATTCAGAAGATATAGTAAACGATTTACTAAAGGTAAAGAAAAAAGTTACTCCAGAAGTTGCTAAACAGTTTTCTAGTTTAAATCAAAAAGCATACAATGTACCTGGTCCAATGCTTAGAACTGCAGCTGAACAAAATATAGATAATGATTTTTTTGACCAGATACAACAAAGAGTAAATGAAAGAGACCAAGGTACTTGGAGTAAATTAAAAAGTGCAACTTACCAAAACATAGGTGTAACTACTGATGTAGGTGTACCAACCCTTCTTCTAAAAGCTGTAGGTAGTGGTTTTTTATGGGCTTGGGAAAATACAATACCTAGAGCAGCTAGAGCTGCAGAGCTTTTACAATCTGACAGGGCTGCAAACTTAAAAGAAGCTTGGAATGAAGCAGATGTAGATGACCCTCTTTCAAGATATGTTACAGCAAGAAAAGAAGGTAGAAGTGTAGATATTGGTGACGGTTTCTTGTCTGTTCGTTCTGACCCTGAAGAGACAGCAACATATCAACAACTTATTGATGAAGGCGTAGTACCAGATGTAGCTAGAGCTATAGCTTTGCAACAACTAGGTAAACCAATATTTGAAGAATATATTGAAGAAGCTGAAAACAAAATACAATTTACTGGAGCTAGAGCAGAAGCATTACGGGCAAGAGGTGTTGTTCCTACTGTAACTCCAGGTAGATTTTTATTTAAACCATTTGAGTTTATAGCTAGTCCACAAACTGAAGCATATGATTTTATGACAGGTGTTGTTGACTTAGCACTTAACTGGTATGCTGACCCAGCTAACAGAGTCCTTAAAGGAGTATCTGCTGTTTCAGCTAGAGCAAGTAAATTTGGTTTAGGAGAACAAAAAACATTTGCTGCTTTAACTACTGAACAAGCTGACAATATGGGATTTTTAGAAAAAGGATTGCAAAAAGTTGCAAAACAAAAATCCGTAGAAGATTATTTAGCTAGTGAAGAAATGATACCTTTCTTAACTTGGATGTTTGACAATAGAAAAAATCCAGCAACTATATTAGAACAATCTAATTTTAGTTTGACTAGATTATCAGAAGCAGGTACAGGATATGGTTCAAAACAATTTACAGATTTTTATAAAAAATTATCAGTTATAGATAAACGTGGTAAGTTAACTGACCCAATAGCTAAGGCTGACGCAGTAAGAAAACTACTTAAACCTAATATTTTAGCTGCAGCAACTGATATGGCAGTACCCTCAGTAAAAAAAGTTGGTAGGTTTAGAAAAGTAATGAGTGATACATTTGGAAAACAAAGCAGTTTCGGTTTTGACGGACAAAGACAATTTGGTCAAGTGTACGACAACACACAACTTGATGTTAATAACCTAGATTATCTTATGACTAACTATGTAAAGTATATGAGTTTTTCTGGTGTAGAAGAAAATGTAAGAAATGCAAGAGTTAATAATTTACTTGATGGTATTTCAAAAATTGGTGACAATCAATTAGCTAGAGCTAACTTTGTTGCAGGTTCAATCAAAAGTGATTTACTGAAACAAAGAGATTGGAAACTTAAACAATTAAAAGCAAAAGGTATCTCCTCTGCAGAAACAGAAAAATATGTAGAGTTATCAACAAAAGCTTCAGCAGGATATTTAGAAGATGCTCAAGATATAGGAAGATACTATGGAAGTATGGATGTCTCTATGCCAGTGTCTTTTAAAAAAGAATTTATAAAATATCAAACAGAAACACTTGGAGTTACAGAAAAAACAGCAGAAGACTTATTTAGAACAAGTTATCGTTATCCTACATTTGAAAATCATTTAGTTACATCAATAACGTTACCTGCACCATCTGCAGTAATTAAAGCAGATAGAGCGTTCCAAAAAAGTTTTAGTAATCAAATAGGTAAAGCAATAGATATTATAGGTGAGTCAGCAGTATCAACCGTATTTGATAATTATTATTCAAGTATCTTTAAACCATTAGCTCTACTTAGAGTAGCTTATTTAGTACGAGTGCAAATGGAAGAACAAGCACGACTTGCTGCAAGTGGTATTAACTCTGCTTATAAACATCCGATACAATATATATCAAACCTTATGGCAGGGACATACAAAAATGCTGAAGGTTTTTTACCAGGTAGTCAAATTTATAAACTGGGATTAGGAAAAGTTCAAATAGGACAAGGTTATACAGATAGACAATTAAAGAATGTTGGTAGAAATAATCAAATTGCTGATGGATATAAATTAAAAGGTAAAGAATTTTCAGGTTTTAATAAAGCATTTTATGCTGATTTTGCTGGTACTGCAGAAGATGCTATAGCTAGAAGAATTGCTCTTATTGAATCAAGTCTTACTGAAAATAAAGAACTAGCTTATACAAAATTAATAAAAGAATTAAAAACAGAAGGCAATCCTTTAAGAGATACAATGATAAATGTTACTGGAGGCGATGGTAACCCTATGGCTATATTAAGAACAACACCTGTAGATGCAAAAGTTTATGATGAGTTAGTTGCTGATTTTGTTTACAAACAGAGAGCTGAATTACACGGTGTTCTAGGAGGTAAAGTTATAGATAAGTCTGCACAAGCTGTGACCCCTACAGTAGAGTGGATTGTTTCTCCTGCAAATGATGAATTACTGCAGACTCTTGCTACAAGAAAATTTATATCTAAAGATGGTGTTGAAGTTGACTTGAATTTATCTACTATAGGAAAAGTAGATGAATTAACAATTAAAAGATTTAGAACTGGAGATGAGACAGTACAAAAAGCTATTTACGATGAAGTAATAGAAGCAGAAAAAAAAGCTGAAGCATTATTTTTAAATAAATTTCCTCCAAAACAAATACTTCCAGACGAATATTTAGTAAAAGTACCAGAAGATGTTACAGCTCTTAGAAAAGGAAAATGGGACAAAGCAACATCACTTGGTTTTAAATGGCTATCACAACAACCTGCTAACACCTTAACAAGAAGTCCAGCTATGTTCGGTTTTTATTATGAGAACTCAACAAAACTTATTGCAATAAGCTCTGAAAGAGTTAAACAAATAATTAAGGCAGGTGCTAAAAAAGATGGTGTAAGTAAAAAAATACTTAAACAAATGGAGAACACACCTTCTGCAGGAGCTAAAGGAATTAAAGATGCAGAGCTTATTAGCAAATTAGCTACAGCTAAAGCGACAGAGCAAACATTAAATCTTTTATATGACATATCTAAAAAAGGTGATTTCTGGGAAACAACAAGACTTATCTTTCCATTCGGTGGTGCATATCAAGAAATATTCCAAACTTGGGGAAGACTAACAAAAGCTAATTTACAGTTTGCTACTAGACCAGCACAGTTGTCTTTATCAGGAATAAAACCCAATCCTGTATTTGACTCAGAAGGAACTAAGGGATTCTTTTATGCAAACCCAACAAATGGTGAAATGGTATTTGGTTATCCAGGAGAAGGCTTAATAGAAAATTGGATGTTAGGTGGAGATAGCGACAATGTTAAAGTTAACCTACCTGTATACGCTTCTTCTGTAAACTTAGCTGCATCTGTTCTTCCAGGTGTTGGACCAGTTATTCGTTTACCTGCTTCTTATTTATTTAAGAATTATCCAGAAGAAGGTTTTATTAACAAAATGATATTTGGTGATTTTGAACCACCTGATATTACAGACCCTGTAGAGTTTGCAAAAGCTGCTGGTGCATATCCAGCTTGGTTAGAAAAACTATCTAAAGTTGTTTTACCTAAAGATGAAAACACAGTTGGAGCCTTTGGTAATACAGTTATGGACACTTATAGAGCGATGATTTATGCAGGTATTATTTCTGATAGACCTGAAGATAGAGAAGAAGGTTTAGAAAAAGCTGTGCAACAAGCTAAGTATGTGTATTTAGTAAGATTTGCTTCTCAGTTTGTAGGACCTGCTGGTACAGGTAGTCCATTATATGAACTTGAAACAGAGAATGGTGATTTTTATTTTTTTCAAACATTAGCTGATGATTACAGAGATATTAAAAAAGAAGTACTTGGAGATGATACTGAAGCTACAAGAATATTTATAGAGAAGTATGGTATCAATCCAATCTCACTAACTGTTGGTAAAACTTCTACTGTAATGAAGAGACCTGTTACTAAAGAAGGTAGTAAGTGGTTACAGGAGAGTGAAGATATTTACAAAGAATATCCACTGGTTGCTTTCTATGCAAATCCAGAACCTACATATTCTGATTTATCTTGGGGTCAAATTAAAGATAACTATTTAGAAGGTGCAGCAGTACCTAGAAGCCCAAGACAACACGCAGCATTACAAGCAAAAATAAAAGGCTTTGTAGAGTTTACACAATGGCAAAGAGATATCGGTATTGAGAATGACAACTCGGCACAAGCAAGAGCATTGAAAAAACAATATCAAGACAACTTAGCACAGACATACTGGGGTTATGGATTTGATACTATTGTTGGTTTACCAGAAAGACCTACAATAAATATGCAGATAGAAGAGTTAGAACGTATGGCTAAAGACCCAAGACTATCTGAATACCAAGCTATTAAAGGATTACAAGCATACTTAAGACGCAGACAAATTATTATTGATGAAGTAGAGAAAGCAACAGGTAGTAAAACTGTATGGAAACAATCAGATAACTACGTAGGTATGAGAGAATTGTTAAGAAATTATGGTGAGTATTTAGTTGTACAATATCCACAATTCAATTCTGTTTACCAAAACCTGTTAAAATCAGAATTACAAGGCGAATTTAAAGATAACATAATCGCTGGAGAAGGATAATGGACAAACAAACATTTGTAGAAAATTTATTAGGCTGGATACAAACACCTCTAAGACCAGGAGAAGCTCCACCTTATTTATCACAAGACCAAATAGATGCTTTATATTCTGCTACCACTACTGAGGAAGCAGCACAATATGCTATAACTTTAGGTCTTGGAGAGTATGTAACTATCGTTGGTAAAGGTACACCAGTAGAATACTTTGATGATGACGAAGCTTTTAGACAAGCAGTAGGATTGAGTATTGCTGAACCTACACAGTTTATAGGTGTAGACCCAGCACAACAAATTGTTTACCAAGGACAAGAAACAACTATTGGAGCAATACCTAATAACTTTTATCAAGTAGGTGACAATAATACATTTGTAGATATGACACCAAATGAAATAAGAAATTTACAAGCAGACTTAGTTAATGCAGGTTTGTTAGGTAAAAAAGTAGGTAGGAGTTTTAGACCTGGTTTCTTTGACCCAGAAGTTGATGGTGATGCTATGAAAGATGTTATGACTCTAGCAAATATTATGGGTGTTGGTAAAGCAGAACAAGGATGGAAACAAGCTTTAAAGAGTTATATTGACAATCCTTTACCTAGCTATCAAAATATACAACCTTATTTACCACCTAACTATGATTCAATAGCACAAGATGTAAAAGGTTTATTTAGACAAAGATTAGGTCGTGACCCTAAAGAATATGAAGTAGGATTATTATATGATGTATATGATGCTGAAGCAAGAAAAGCATATGGTCAGGCAATACCACAAGACTTACCTGATGCAACACCTGTTACACTGGATATGTATTCAACAGAGTTTGAACCACAAATGGATGTAGGAGAACAAATTGACCCAGGTGCAGAGTTATTATCAACCTTTGATAAAGTTACGCAAAAAGAACAAGAAGCGTTACAAGCTGGTGAAGACATACAAAATAGCCGTTTGCGTATTATTAATAACATTTCTAGGAGACCAAGGTAGTATTATGGCAGAAGAAATGAATCCAGATATAAACCCATCACTAATAGATACAGCTTTAAAAGCTATCAAACTTGTAGAGACTGAAGGTCAAAAGCAACCTTATCAAACATTGCATACACCTGTAGATATTTACATCTATGGAACAGAGTCAGAAAGAGCATACAAAGTTAAACAATTTAATGAGTTAGGTTTTGTTACTAAACAAAAAAATGGAAGACCTGTAGTTGTAGCACAGGCATTAGGTGCATATGGATTATTAGATATAGATTTTAATAAATTTGCAAAAGATGCAGGATTAGTTAATTTTGATTTTAGAAAAGATGAATGGCAAGACCCAGCAGTACAAGATAAAATAGCTAAAAATTTAGCTGAAGATTATTTTAAAAGATACAATTCCTGGGATTTAGTAAGAGTAGCCTGGTTTGGTGGACCTGGTAGAGCTATGAAAATTAAAACTGGTGAAGAGACAATAGAGTCTATGCCACAAAATGTACAAAATGATTTAAGTAAATTTAAAACTAAATTAGATAAAGAGATAGCTTTAAAACCTGAATCTACAATAGGAACTACACAAGTTGTAGATGATGATTCATACTACAGAGGCATACCTGTTCCTGAGGATGGTTTTATACCTGGTCCTTTAATACCAGAAGAACCCGAATTTGTTGCTAAAGATATTAATACTCCTAATCAAGGACCTATGGGTAGAGAAGAAAAAATGATTGCTAAATTATTTTCTTCTTTAGTACCAGAAGCTAACAGAGGTGTTGTTAATAAGACACCTGGTTCAGCAAGGGAGATTAGATAATGGCATTAGTACAAATGAGAACACCTGGTGGTTCTTACTCAATGGTTGATGAAAATGTTGTATCCGTATATGAAGCAGAAGGATGGGTGTTAACATCTGATTTACCTGAATTTAAAACTAAAGATGTAACTTATTATGATGAAGCAAGAAAAACTGTAACAAGTTCTACAGGTGAAGAAAAACCAGTAGAGGAAGTTATTTCTACACCTAGTGTACAACCTAGAGAAACCAGTAGAAGAACATTAGCAGAAGTTATACAAGATAATAAAACTAGAGGTCTTACAACACAAGAGTGGGAAGATTTTAAAAAACTACCTATAAATGAAAAAGAAGAAAGACTCAAAGAACTTGCTAGTCAAGGTGTATTTTTAACATCAAGTCAAAAATACGCTGTACAAAAAACTTATAATTTAGCTAGTAGCGATATTAAAAGTGCAGAAAATGCTGGTAAGTCAGGTCAGTTAGAAACAATACAATCTGGTCCACTACAACCAGGACAAGCTGGTTATGGAATAACAACTTGGTTTGAGTTCTTAGGTTATGCAACAGAAGATGATGCTATGCGTGACTTTCAACAACGAAAACTTACACCTGCACAAATAAGAAGAGCAGAAGCAGAAATACAACCTGACCCAGCAGACATTGTTTTAGACACAGAAAAAGTTGGTGAGTTTTACGGAGTTGCTGACTCTGACTGGGCAAGAGTAACACCTTCAGGTAAAGAGTATTTATCTTTATTAGAAACTATTGAAGCACTAGAAAATTCAGATTATGGTAGGACTACTCCTGGACAAAATGTAATAAATAATTTAAAAGGTGGAGTAACAGGTGAAATAACTGTTAGTGGTAACCCAACAGGTAATCCAAATTTAGGTGAGGGTAATGCTGAAGTTATTGTAATTGATGAAAATAGTTGCGAACCTGGCTATGTTTGGGATGCAAATATAGGAGCTTGTGTATTAGCAGATGATGGTACTGATGATGGTGCTGATGATGATACAGATAAAATATTTGTTCCTGATAGATTAGACCCAGTAGAACTTAATAATATACCAGTAGGTGCAGAGGTATGGGATGTAGAAGGAACATTGTATCTAGCGTATGCTGTTCCGGGTGCAGGAGACCTATACACAGGAAGTACAATATGGATGGCTTACGATGTTGTTGGGAATGATTTGTTTGAAGCAGGATTACTTACGGAGGGTTTCGAATATAAAGGACCTAATGGTTCACCAAGTAAAAGTTGGTTTGATAAAACAGCTATATTAGCTGGTAATACTAATCAACTTATTGGTATGGATAGTGACCCCTTTGCTTCATTTGTTGAGACTTACAAAGAAGAAGCTTTACTTAGACCTTGGTTACTAGACAATCAGTTTATAGAACTACAAGCAGAAGCTGCTTTAGAGAATAGAGATATATCTGAAGCAGAGTGGAGAGCAACTACCTGGTATCAAACACATAACCAGGCAGAAAGAGATTGGATGGACATAGAGCTATCTGACCCTGCAGAAGCACAAAGACAAAGAGATGACCTAGAACTTTATTACAAAAATCAATTACAAGGTTTAGGAGTATCAAATGTACCAGACGGTTTAATACAGTGGGTTACTAGTCAAAATATAACTGGTACTTGGTCAGATTTAAAAACAGCAGAACAATTACAGTTGTTTGCTGACCCATACAAAACTGGAGAAAGAGATACTGAGATGCTAAATCTTATATCTACATCTGGTTTTGGTGATGTGGATAGAACTGCAGCTAGAGAAAAAGAAGTTGTAGAGTTGTACAGAAAATGGTTAGGACCATCTTTAGGTTCTTTAACTCAGGATGAAGTTGCATCTATAGCAGGTAGATTAAGAGATGACCCAGACTATGAAGACGCTTTAGTTAATTCTTTAAAACAATCTAGACTTGCTGCGTTTAGTAATTACACTAATCCAGAACTTACTTATGAAGATATTGCAAGACCTTGGAGAAATTTAACAACTTCTGTATGGGGTCAAACAGCAGATGAAACACAAGGCTGGTGGCAAGAGATGGTTAAGAGTAATGATTATTCTACAGCACAAACAACTCTTAGAGAAAAAGGTTTAGAACAAAATATCAATCAAGTAAGCATTGATGCAAGTCAAGCATTACAAAATGCTTTAGGTCAAGGTTCAATATCACAGACAGGAGTTAACGTATAATGGCAACTTATCTTGAATTAGCAGAAAGTTTATATCCTAATTTACCACCTAGTGTTTTAGATTTATTTGCATCAGAGTGGGCTAAGACAGGTGACCCCAATGTTGCGATATCAAATGTAAGAAAGACAGATGTCTATGAAGCTGAGTTCCCTGGAAATAAAAGACCAGATGGCACAGTCAAGTTTGATGAAGTTACATACACAGGATTAAAAGAAAGTTATATAGGTACTTTATCTGAATATGGTATTCCTAGAGATACGTCAGTAACATTACTTCAAGAAAGGCTTACTGGACTAATTGAAGGTGAAGTATCTGCTCGTGAATTTGCACAAAGAATAGATACTGTATATAAAGGAATACAAGAAAACATACCACAAGTACAAGAGTTTTATGCAACGGAGTTCGGATTAGAACTAACACCAGAGTCTATATTTATGGGTGCTTTAGACCCAACTGTAGGCGAAGAGATTGTTTCAGGAAGAATAACATCTGCACAAATCGGTGGTGAAGCTGCTAGAGCAGGATTTGATATCTCTACTGAATTTGCTACAAGACTGCAAAGAGCTGGTGTATCACAAGCACAAGCAAGACAGATATTTGCATCTGCAGAAGCACAACTACCTACAATACAATCTTTACAAGCTGAACGTGGTGTTGAAGCT